TATTTCGTCCGATTTAGCAAGGACGCCGACCAGTTCGTCGTCCGTCACTCCGGCCTCTTTCATAACTGTTTTGATGATTCGAGCCGCCCCGTGGCGGTCGCAGCGCAGCAGTTCCGCCGCAAATGAAAACAGGCAGTTCCACCAGCCTGCGTTGAAGTCTTCCGATTTTGTCATAGAATTTATTTTAATGTGTTTCTGTAATTTTATTTGCAAGTCGCCGGGAATCGAACCCGGGCAACAGCCGCATCCTCCAGCGGGTAATCCCTGCGCCATCGTCGCTCTACTTGCACTCGAGTCTTCATCTAAAAAGGGGGTTGCGGGTGGCCGGGGACTCGAACCCCTGCTAATCTCTAAACAACAGCCAATTTTTCCCATTTCGTTGTTCATTTCCTGTCGCCACCCGTACCGGTTACTTCATAGGCCACCTCCTTTCTCCTGAATCGTTACATATTGCCGGATAACCGACAACGCTTCGTCGTAAGAGTGCGACTGCATCACCGCCCTCATCATTTTGTCGGCTTCGCATTCGGCCTTTTCCCGCTTCCATCGACGCTCCACCGCCGACCCTCCGCGCGGAACGGCCGCAATAATCGCTGCTCGAGCCTTCGTCATCAGGGCGAACACATTGCCATCCGACCCCTGTAAATCGACTTCGATAATCGGTTTTTCCATATCAGCTCGGCAGTTGGTCAGGACGAACGATGTATGAAATCGGAATGACCCGCTGCGGCTTTACGGGCTTCGGTTTGCGGAGGATCGCTTCGAGTTTTGGCACGAGAGCCTGCAACTCGTCAATAGTCAGCATTCCGAAAGGTTTACCGGCGATGCGCGGGTCGAGGCAGAAGTCATTCACCGCGGCGAATGTCCGGTCGGCCGTATCGACCCCGAGCCGCTGGATACGGTTCAATGCCGCCGAGCGCGCCTTGCGCAACCGCTCCTTGTATGCGGCCGAGGTTTCGCCGAGCTGCTTGCCCGTCTGGAGACATTCGCACATCTCCTCGTACTCGGTCGGGGTCATCTCTCGCAGCGATGACGTGCGGCCGCCGGTGAACTGCGACACCAGCACCTCCTTGTGCTGCTCGAGGTCGATGCTCTTCGCTTTGGCGATGGCGTAGAGCCGAGAATAGTTACGCTTCCGGTTCATGGGATAGTTCGGTATTCGTTTCGATAGCTGCGTGAGCATCGAAGGTTTCGGCAAGGAAGATGCGCATCCGCCGCTGACGGGCGATCAGGTATTCGAGAGTAGCACCCTCGCTCTGCTGCCAATCCGCCATCATATAAATCGCATCGCTTTTGAGCAGCAGCTTGATGTCTTCGCCCATCTGATCCGCCCACTCCGCTTCGAGCGGCAACCCGTTACAGAGCGGACTGACAGGCGCGAACCCGAAACGCCGTATTTTCACTTCCGCGGCCCGAAATTTGGCGATCACCTCTTCAATGGGCAGTCCGGTGATCTTCCCGCTGATGTAGATTTTCTTGATATCCATAGGTCAATCTTCGATTATGCTGCTGTCATGCAGCAGGTCCTTAAACCGACGGTCCCGCGCCGCCTTCGTGTCGAACTTCTCGAGTGTCCGCCATTCGGGAAATCCGAACTGTTTGTACTTGATTTTCGGCTGCGGGTAGTCATCCTTGCGGACGATCATAAACCCCGCTTTCAGCACCTTGTTTTGCGAGTCTAAATTCATATCATTTTCTGTTTAGTGCCTTCCCCTCCCAGTAGCGTTTGGCTCCTTCTTCGAAGACCGTGCATTCGCCCGTCGGCCCGATGTACCGTCCTTTGCTGAACGCCTTGTAGCCTTCGACCCAGATTTTCAGCGACGCATCGTACATGACCTTCATAGCCGCACGTCCGTCCGGACGCTTGCCGTCGGCATGACTGACGAAAATCAGCAGTTTATTGCGGTGGCGCTCCTTGAAAGCTATATACTCCTTGTAGCTCATCTGCGTATATTGGAACGAGTCGATCACCACGAAATCCCACGAGCGAGGCTTCGACAACCGTTCATCCATCTCTTTAAAGGTCATCGTCTCGTTGTACTGGAATTTCCGACCACACTCGTCCAGTCCGTAACGACGGATGGTGTCTTGCGTCGTGCCTACCAGACCCTCCTCCAGCGGCAGGTAGAGCACCCGACCGAACTGGGTCAACTCCTTGCAGAAAGTGACGACCGCCGAGGTCTTGCCGTTGCCCGAGTTGGCCCAAAAGAATACCACTCCCGTGCGGTCGATCTCCCCGACGCAGTCTGCCCAGATGCCGCCCAGACGGATCGTCCGGCGCTTGAGGGTCAATACCTGTTTGGCTGATAATGTGCGTCCCATTTGAACAGCGTTTGAACAGTGTTTGAACGGCGTTAAAGTCTTGCTGCCGCTGCAATGCGACGCTGTTTGTGGACGGCTTTCTTCACGCGGCGCAAATCGAACCCGCAAGCATTCGAATCGGCGATGACACGCTGGATTTCCCGTTCGTCCGAAAGCCCGTTCGCCCGACATACCGCCGACACTTCATGCTCCGTCACCTTCGACAGGTCGACGAACCGGCGACAGATGCGCGAGTGCATCTCATCGTACCCTTTGCGGTCGAGCTTCAGCCCGCGGTCCATACGGCGCTTGATGTACGGAGTCGACAGGAAAAGCATCCCGCACTTATCCTCCAGCGCGTTATAGAGCGAGATGAAGTAATACATCACCGAATCGGTCAGTTTATCGCCTTCATCGAAAATAAGCAGCGGATGCTCCAGTGTGACCAGCTCGTCCGTAATGGCCGACAAGGTTTCGCGAACGGTCAGTCCGTCGGTACGGATACCGATTTTGCGTGCGAGCTCATGAATGAAGTCCGACTTGTGCATATCCTCCGAACAAGGCAGCAGGAAGACGTTGCGGTTCTGGCGGGCATAGAGCGTTGCCGCTGTGGTTTTCCCGATGCCGGCGGGACCGACCACCCATGCAACGTTCTGGTATTGCTGCGCATCCTGCATCAGCGTATTCAAATCCTGATAAGCCGCGGTCGTACAGAGCTGCCAGCCATCCATGCGCGTCGATTCGATTTGCGAACGAATGTTGAGAAACATGTTGTCGCTGATGTTTTCGAACTTGCCGGTCAGGATGGCATTCACCGTACCGGCGCTCGTTCCTTTGAGCGAGTTCGCGGCTTTCGTCTGCGTCGGGAACCGCTTCGTGTACTCGACGAGTTTTTCCCGAATGCTCTGCTTCTGTTCGATGGTCAATTGTTTCATTGTCTTTTATGATTTTGGATTTACATTCTGCTGAAGACGGCCGTCGGGTCGAAATCCATGTTGCTGACGACTTTCGTATATTCGCCGACCGCAAGCGGTTCGGTCGCAGGCTCGGTCGGCAGGACCGTTACCGCGTCGGCCAGCCGCTCGTACTCCTTTTCGCTGATGCCTTTGAGGGCCGGAGTCCGCAGCCCGTGCTGCTCCGGGGCGACGCCGTGTTCCAGTTCCAGTGCATGCGCCTCGATCTGGCGGCGCACCCGCTCGCGCTTGTTCGCCTCGTCGTTGAGGCGGATCAGCTCCATGTCGCCCGGCTGCTGCTCCTGAATGTTACGGCGAATCGAAAGGTAGGGGTAGGCCACCGTCTCGTAGCGCAGCCCCATCGGCGTTCGGGTGTAGAGCAGCGCCCGGTCCATGCGCTGCGGGTCGAACTTCACGAAGAACTCCCGACCGGTATTGTCCCGGCGCCACTCGTAGTCCGGGCGGCCGTCTGCGGTCAGAACTTCGTAGGTATACTTGCGGTTTCGGTATTGGACCGTGATGCCGTCGGCCGTGAACAGGCTCGGCTGCTCGGTCGTCAGCCAGAACAGGTCGATCAGGTCGAATTCCGTAATCGGGTCGGTGGCCGGATTCGCGCTCGCACGGTACATCTCCTCATGGGCGATCCCTGTCCGGTAGTGCTTCATCGCATTCCACTTGCAGCGGGCCGCGGCATAGGCCGCCAGCATCTCCTCGTAGGTGAACAGCTTCTCCTTGTTCGCTTCGAGGAACTCGCGATTGATTTTCCACGCCTCCTTCGAGGTCATGTTGCCGCCCGTGAAGCGCCAGTCCTCATGCAACACCTGTTGCTGAAAGCGGCCGAATGCCGACTCGATGCTCTTCGACGGTCCGTTGTACGGCGCCGTCGGCCGATTGATGCGGCAGATGTTCGCGAAAAACTTCTGCGCGATCTTGCTCCGTTGGCCACCCTGATTGTCCGTCACGATCTCGTAGGGCTTGCAGCCGGCCGTCTCGATGGCCATGCGGAAAGCGGCGAATTGTGCGTCGAAGTTCTCGCTGGCGCTGACGGAGTATCCGAGCAGCGTCTCGCTGTAGGCGTCGATGACCTCATAGACCGAGACCGTGCGCACGACCGTCCGGCCGTTTTCGACCGCCTTATAGAAGAGGTTAAGCTTCGTACCGTCGCCGTACCACAGCGAATCGCGCATGGTCGGCATCTCGGTCTTGTTGTGACGGGCGTAAAGCTGTTTGGCCGCCAGCTCGCCGTAGACGGCGTCGTACCACAGCGGTTTGACCTCCGGCCGTTCGAGGTATTGCACCAGCGACGACTGCGAGGCGAGCGGCTTCCAGCCGCGACGCTCAGCAATGCGGTTGAACTCCTCGAAGAGCTGCTTGGTCGTGTAGACCGGCACGCGGCAGCGGCGCAGCGCGACGATCTGACGGCCCGCCGCTTTGGTTATCTTCAGCGTATTGCTGTTGCAGAACTTGCCCGAGACAAGGCAGCCGTAGCCCTCCTTGCGGTACTGTCGCAGCTTGTCGCGCAGACGGGCCTCGCTTTTCGGGAGCGTATGGCCATAGGCCTCGCGCAGCTCCTCGGCTGCGGCAAAGATATTCGACCAGATTACGGGCGTATGATTGCCGTAGGCCCGGCGCATCGTCTTCTGCGTTTCGAGCATATCCCGCAGGGCGTTCAGCACCCGTGCGTTCAACGTGTATTCGGCTTGCTTCTCATCCGGCAGATGGTCGCCGTTGGGTAGCAGGTGGTCGTGGTAGAAGCGCTGCGCGTCAGTATCCATCGCAAGCGGCATTTCGTCTTGTCTCATCGTCTTCTCGGGATCACCGTATTTTTTCTCGAAGCGCGTGCGGAAGCGTTCCGGAAGCGAGCGATATTCGATCAGGGCCTTTTTACAGCGGCATGCACGCTGAAGAACATTCATATTCCGTTGCCGGACATTCCAGTCGTATGCGGCTTGACTCATAATCGCCTCCCCGTCGTCCGACCGCGTCAGCTCGTGCATTGTTACCGCTATTGTATTCCCGAAATATTCCATTGTCGTTTCGTTCTTGATCCCGCGCCGGTATCGCTCTGGACAACGCCTTACGCGTTCGCGGGAAACCGGTAGCTCACTAATTCAATGAATTTGCGAGACTTTGTGTCTCGAATACGATGTTGCCCCAATCATGCATCTTGACGTCGGAGAACGTCTTCACGGAACGTCCGTTCCGGCTGATCTCGGCCGTACACGTGGCGTTGTCGAGCTCCACTCGAGCGCCGTTCGAGAAGGTCTGAATAATCCGTCGCACGCCGTCGGCATCATGCTCAAAAGCGGTCTCGCAATTCGGCATGAAGCCGTTCGTGACATCGACCTCGCTTATCACGCGCCCGCCGTCCTGCAAGGCCATGCGGCGAATCTTCTCTGCCAGCGCGCTCTGGGTCTGGAAAGTCAGGGCCGACCACAGCGTTACGCGGCTTACGCCCAGCGCCCGTCGGATGCGCGCCTTCTTGGCCGTTGGTAATTCGATATACTTCATCTCTATCCTGTTTTATTCGGTTTTGTGCATTAGTCGGCCAGCACCTCTTCGAGACACACCACATCTTCCTCCCAAAGGGGCAGTCCGCTCTTAACCTTGTATAGCACCGCCGCTTTTCTTCCGATGAGCCTTACGGCTTCACGATAGAAATCCGTATCGTTATAGGCAGTGGCCTTGCCGAGGAGGAATTCCGCAAGGCTCGTTCGCTTTTGCCGAGCATCGTCCAGTTCGTTGTTGCGCTCCTCGAGTACGCCGTTCAAAACCGTGATACGTCGGTAATATTCCGCTACGAGTACGCTTGCGCCGTGTTTCTTGTACTCCGCGCAGAACTGGTCCTTGTCCATGTTCCCGGCGGCCATATACATTGCTTCTATCAGTGCGTATTTTCCCGATGAAACCGTCTTGCCCGTCCGATCTTCAAATTCCTGTTGTGTCATATCCCTTTATTTTATAATTCGATCAATATCATGTCGAGAATGTTATTGGTCGCCATGCTGCTCACTTCGAGAACTGCGCTGTCGATTCCGTTCTGTTGCATCCAGCGCTTTGCCCGATTGGTGGCTGTGGTCTTGCTCGATCCGTCGGGAATCAATGCCCCCAATTCGTCGTAGTTCTCCGTCAATAATTGGAACCAATATCGTTTCATTGTTGGGTTATTTTACTTCTTCGATGATCGGTCGTAAGGAACAGCCGTAAACCGTTACCAAAGCGTCGGACATGCGTTCTACGAAAGAAGCGGCCGCCTCGAAAACAATTCCCGATTTCTCCGTATAATGGAATGCGACGCCGCGCGTAATCAGGTAAAAGCAGACTTTGTCCTTGTTGCTCTGTGTCTGCCATTTCTTCGTCTTGTCTTTCATGTCAATAATTCAAAATTTTCACTACCTTTATAGCGCCTTAACACGTTAAGACGATGCAAATATAAATCATATTGATTTACCATGCAAGTTTTATACAAATTATTTTGATTTATTTTTATGGAGAAGGTATCAGCCCTAAAAGAGCGATGGCTAACAAATGAAATAGAACGATTGAAAGCCAAAGGCTTCTCAAAAGTAGATATTGCGCTCAAGCTGGGTGTAAAGCCTCAATATATTAATAACATAATCAATGGGGGGCGAGGTATTACAGATGCTTTCTTAGATAGGTTTATCGAAACATTCAATATAAATCATTTTGAATTATCAAAAACCCAAACTGAGCATAGCGAGGAAACAATTGTTGGGACGCCATATTACGATGTAGATTTCTGCGGCGGATTCGACCTCGTGCTAAACGACCAGACCTATGCACCTGCAGGATATATAAATTTGCCTCAATATGGCAAAGCCGACAGCTGGGCAAATATTACGGGACATTCGATGGAGCCGCTGATCAGCAATGGCGATATCATTGCGCTACGCAAAATTGAAGATTGGCAGACTTACCTGCTGTATGGCGAAGTTTATGGCATCATGACCGACGAATGGCGAACGGTTAAACGTGTACGTAAATCAGAAAACCCCGAATATATCCGCCTTGAGCCAGTGAACAAAGAATACGACGAGCAGGAAATTCCCAAGTCAATAATCAGGGGAGTGTGGCAGGTGCTCGGTAGTGTGAAAAAATTCTTTTAGAGGGTCTCGCGCACTTTTTTAGATGGTAAATGCCGGTGATATGAATAATTGTCGTTGGTTTTCAAGAAATTGCAATGCAAATAAAATTCACATTTACGCAAAATATATGTAGTTAAGGGGTGATTTAACCGTTATTTTCATGCAAAAAAACTGCTTTTAGTGCAGTCATGTATCGTTTTAAGCAACGATTTTCACATAAAATACTCCGTCCAATACTCCGTCCATTGTATATTTTTCGTTTTGTGATTGCATTTCTACAGCTCGGTCCATTGCTCCGCCCAATGCGCCGTCCATTTTTTATTATTAGGGGTATTGACGCAATCCAGATTAGGAGAAAATACTCATTACGAAAAACCATTTGAACGGCAAACAATCGCATTTGAATGGATACGTCGGCGACCCGTTACAAGCATACGGACAACTCGCCTAAATCACGGCTGTATTCACTTCTTGCAGGCTTTCTGTAGGATGATTCACACACAAAAACGCCTCCGAAATTTGGCCGTTTTCGGCCGTTTTCGGAGGCGATGTAACATCAGGGGTTGAACACCGCGTTCAAATCAAGGTCGTATGTAACACGAAAGTAACACCGAAGTAACATTTGGTTTCGCAGCGCGTCCGGGGGTGTCGCGCTGCTAACCGTTTGATATATAACGGTTATCTATCTTTCTGTCGCTGTTCTTCTTTCATACATTTGGTTTTATCCCCCGTATACGCAGGACGAGATGGTTTTTGGCCTATCATTCTCAAGAATTCCTTCGCTCCGCTTTTCTGCGAGAACCAGTTCGATTACATTATCGGAAACCCTCCGTGGATTGCTTGGAAAGCTATGTCCGAAAGTTATAGAAACCTTACTTTAGATATATGGCTTTCTTACGGCATTTTCGAAAAGTCGGCTTATGACAAAATCACGAGCCACGATGATTTTGCTATGGCTGTGACATATGTCGCTATCGATCATTATCTTAAGGATAATGGAGTGGCAGCCTTGATTCTTCCCCAAACTTTTGTCAAGAGTCTTAAAGGCGGAGAGGGTTTCAGGAAATTTTGCATTACTCGCGATAACCAGGAACATCCTTTTTCTATCGACGCTGTGCATGACATGCTTCGAGTGAATCCTTTTAAGGGTATAGCAAGTAACAAGACATCTGTATATATTTTCAGAAAGTCTGTCCGCATGCGATATCCTATGGATAATTATTTCGAATATGCCATTAATCCAGGGGCTAAAGTCGAATATTCGATGCCATACGAATCGGTTCGTTCCAAAATATCTTCGATTCAGCTCTCTGCGAAACCAATTAACGAAGATGTTAGAAGTCCATGGCTGACTGTACCGGCAGCCGTTAGTCATCACGTGGATAAATTTTTAGGTCCTTCTCCCTATAAAGGTCGCAAGGGAATAGAACCTTGTGGCGCAAAAGGTGTTTATCTCGTGGAGGTATTGGAACGTAGAAATGATTTGCTTAAGATCTCGAATCTTATTAAACGGTCGAGATTGCAAGAGGCGAAAGATTTAGGTATTCACGTCGGATTTGTCGACGCCGAACATGTATATCCGATGGTAGGAGGACGTAACATAGAGAAATGGGGCATAAATTCTTACATTTATATGTTGGTGCCGCATTCTTCCAAAGGTGAAGCACTCTACCGCGGAATACCGACAGAGACTCTTCAGGCGAAATATTATCGGACATACGATTGGCTTTATTATTTCCATGATCTCCTTAGAGATACACGCATTAGGTCTGCAAAATTCTTTGATGTTAACCAATTTCCTTGGTATCGCCTCGACAATGTGGGAGATTACACATTTAAACCCTATAAAGTTCTTTGGCAGGAACAAGCGAAGTCTTTGGATTGTTGCGTAGTATCTACTATTAGAGATGAATTCGTCTTCGATAAGATCGTGGTTACAGACTCTAAAGTTCTGTTTGTACCATTCGACTCGGAAGATGAGGCCCACTACCTTTGCGGTGTCCTTAACTCCAAAATTGTTGAACAGATCATACAAGGTTATACGATCGATACCAATCGGGGTACTGATATTGTTAAGAATATACGAATCCCCCGATTTGATCCGACTAATCCCGTTCACATGGAAATTTCGAAGTTATCTTTATCTTGTCACAAAGCCTATAAAGATAATGACAGAAAGCTTTTGTCTTTGCTTAATAAGAGTCTTAATGAAATAGTACCTGTGATATTTCCTTAAACGTTGCATCAGAAAGTCTGTGTCTTTCGACGCGTTGGGGAGGTTGAAATCGAGTCAGAGGTTTCCGACCATATGGCTTCGATCTTGGCCCACTATAAAGGACTTTCGACATATTGTCGTCCGGATCGATTGCTTCAGAATACGGGAGCGGAACGATCTGAAGAAGAGTTTGTTTCGAGTAGCTCAATACTTCGAAGTTCCCGAGAAATCGATGAGTCGGTCCTCCTCTTAGGTAATTCTGCCAATTTTCACTCTTGTGACAACCACCGTTCGGGTAGGATGGATTGATCTTATCGAATGAACCTTGCGACAACCTGCGACATGGATTGCGGCATCGCCGCCACAGGCGTGCGTGCATGGGGGTATACAATAAAAAAGCGGAAGACTTTCATCTTCCGCTTTCGTACCCCCTCAGGGGCTCGAACCCTGGACCCCAACATTAAGAGTGTCGTGCTCTACCAACTGAGCTAA